GACTTCTGGGAAGGCGCTTCGTTCAAGCTGAAGATTCGTAACGTCGAAGGCTATCGTAACTATGACAAGTCAGAGTTTGCATCTCCTGCTCCTCTGCTAAATGGTGACGATGGTGAACTTGAACAGGTCTATGATCAACTCTATGATCTGAACGAGTTTACTGATCCTGCTCAGTACAAGACTTATGATGAACTGAAGGCTCGTCTTGCTCTTGTGCTTGGTGAGTCTGCTCCTCGCACTGTGAAGGCAGAGAATGATTTAGCAAGCGTTCGTGAGCCAACTCCCATTCGATCAGCAACTCCCGTGGAACCTGAAGTAACGGCAGCCAATTTATCGGATGATGGCGAAGAAGATACTCTTTCATACTTTGCGAAACTCGCCGCTGAAGATTGATAACTTCGTAATGAAAAGGGAGCCTTTTGGCTCCCTTTTTTTATGCTCCTGCATAAGCGTCGGCTCGCGATCCGTTTGATTGAGTAGGCTGTGGTAGAGGTGCATCTCCACCACCTGTTGTAGTGTTGTTCGTAGTTGTTGTTGGAGCATTAGTGTTGTTGATTACAGTGACGTTACCAGACTTTTCACCAACAGAACTCATTGTTCTTTGTTCTACTGCACTACTAATTGGTATTTCTGCGGCTTGTGTCATTACAGCACTGATCTTGGGTACAGGAGAAGATTTTAAGCCTTCACCAAAGTCAACTTCACTGTAACCATCGAAGTATCCTTCACCAAGCTTACCACCATTCCACATCTTGTCGAAGATAGGTATTGCAAAAGCGACTGATTTGCCCAACTCTTCAATGTTATCTTGAAAATCGTCCATATCTGCACTAGCAATCTTATCGATGCCATCACCCAGTCTAAACATTGAATCAGCAAGTTGATCGAATCCTTTTAGATTTGAAACATCAATATCAGATAAAACTTTAAGATCGCCTGCAATACGTTCAAATACACTAGGGGTGTTTTCGTCAGTAAACAAAGAACTAACGAAGTTACCAAGACCACTGATCAGTTCACCCGCTGTTAGTGCCGTTAGTCCAGCCGCTACAGAAACCGCCGCAGGACCAAAGGCAAGAAGCTTCGACATGCTTATTTCATCTGACGATATTGCCGCAAGGCCTGCTCCAAGATTAACCATAATATCTCTGAGACCTGATCCATCGGCACCAAGTGCTCCAGCAAGATCAGTTACACCTGCAACTCCAGCAAAGAATGCACCAATGCCAACACCGAGTAGCCCTAGTCCAGTAGCCGCTGGACCTGCCATACCAGTTGCACCCAGCAATCCGCCTGTTGCAAGCAATCCACCAAGAACGGCTAAATCAGCACCAGCAAAAGCACCAAGACCTTCAGCAAGATTGACCATTATATTGCGCAGTGTCGTACCGTCTGCTGAGAGATAACTTGCGGCCGCATCACCTGCCGCAAGTCCAGCAAAGAATCCACCGATGCCAGCACCTAGAGCGAACATTCCAAATCCCGCTTTCATTGATTTACCAGGACCAAGAAGTGTACCCATGACACCACCTGCGGCCATGACACCACCAAGCTTGACTAAGCCGTCGGTGTTCATCTGAGCAAAACCATCTGTAAGTGTTGTCATAACACTCACTAGTTTGTTCAGATCGGTGTTCATCCATGTAAGTGCTTTGTCACCTGCGGCAAGTCCAGTAAAGAATCCGCCGATGCCAAAGCCAAGTGCAGTCATACCAACGCCTGCGCCGATTCCTGCTCCAGCTAATTTTCCGAATGAACTACCAAAACTTGATTCTGCGCCTTTCCCACTAGGACCTGGAGGTGGTGTGGGTGAATCACCAGTCGGTGCTTCTTGGCTTCTCTCAGCCGCTTCTGCTCTTCTCTTTTGCTCTGCCTCTTGCATCGCACGAAAGAAGTCACGAAATCGCTTGTTTGTATCGACTTCGGTCCTGAACTGTTCTTTTTGTAGATTGCTAATGTCTTGCAGATACTCTGCATTGAGCATATTCGCTTCTACAATGTCATCAAGTCTGGCCATATGACTCTCTTAATTTTTTTTCTTCTTCTAACGCATCCAAGAGCAAAATAAGGTGTACTTCACGCTCCCATGGGATCATCGTTTCTAATTCTGTTAATGAGTATTTATGATGCCTCATCAACAAAAAACTCGTTTTATAATGATTAGCTAGAGTTTCATGCGAGAGGCATACTAAAAAAAATCTTGGATGCCTCTTAATTCAAGATGAGTATGCTCACCACATTTGTTACAATCAAAATCTAAGTCATACGAGACTTTAGGAATATCAAAAAGAAACTTAGTAATCTTTTCAAACTGTTCTCGTGTCATCGATTCAAGAAAACGTCGAACAGATTCTGGTGTTTCGTCTGCGATGTCAATTCGTTCATCTTCAGTCATGACTGCATCAAGACTGTTCGCAAGAATATTGAAACCCATCTCGCCTTCTTCTTTAATATCTTGAAAATCAATATAACTTGGATATCTCATAACAACAGAAATTTTATCATCAAGTTCAATGATATTACTTCTGGGCTTTACTTGACCACATGTTACCTGCTCTAAGTCCATTACATATTCATTTTCGTGTTCGCATGACTGACACTTTAGATTGAGATTAATTCTTTCGCCTACAGATTTAGAACGGAGCTTGATGAATAAGTATTCTAGATCAAATGTTGTCAACGATTGGACCTTTAAGTCCGATTGTACACAAGCCTGAATCGTATCTAAAATAGCGTTCATCATCTGGTTGCTGTCTTGTGACTCAGCTGCCAGCATTAAGATTTTTTCTTCTTTTACCAAATACGGTCTAAATTTAACTCGATCACCTGTTGAAGGGATTTCTAACTCATACTTGGGTGTATCATTCAATACGGGTAATGCCATGATTTAATTCTCCATTAAATATTTGCGCCGATTGTTCCTAAAACTCCAGTGACTGCTTTCTGAATTTTATTCTTCGGATCTCTGCTCTCACCGTACCAGTAGTGATAAGCAAATTCTACACTTATCTGGCTGATCTCATTCTGAGATTGATCCGATAATGTTTCGTATGTGACACTTACAGGAAAAGCACGATCAAGTGTCCACGTGTATGTTTTTTCAAGAGGTGTTCCAAGATCAATATCAAAACTAAGATTGACTGGACCAAGTTCGATATTTCTGTCGAGAATTGGATAGCTAACGCCTTTCTCTAACTGATGAATCTGAACTTTTTTAGCGTATCGATCTGGATAGTTGACTTCGAAGCGTCCTTCAATATCATCATATTGTTGCATAGCCAGGGCTTGCCAGCCTTCAAAGTAGTCTCGTGTTTTCTGATCGTTCAATACCCGAAATGACATTGTAACATTGGGATTTACAAACCCGTGAACAACTGATTGCTGTGTAGGACCTAGCACTCGCTCAATGCTTGACAACTGACGTGATGGCAGTGTGACACTGCTACACAGAACACCAAATTCATAAGTGCTTTGTCTTGCAGTCAATGCTGGTAGATAAACATAATATAGATTCGTACGAGCAAAGCCTCTGCCACCCGTAGCAATACCCTTTAGTTCTTCAACTGATCCTGACTTAAGCATTCATTATTCTCCGTGAATCTTTGTAGACTTGACCAGCAGTACCCTTGTTCCATTGTGCAACGGGTAAGAATGTAGCAATCTCCCACTCAGGTGGTGGAACGTATGCTAATCTACCTTCAACTTGAGTTGTCAAGTAATGCTTGAAACATGGCTTGAAGTATTTAAACTTCGCGGCTCGATTCAAATATTCGTACGACACTTCGAACTTGGTCGTTTCATCGTACTTACTGTTGTTCGTAATGTCCATGAGAGCATCGAGAAACTTAGCACGAAGCGGGATCGGCAGATAGTGAAGGTTCATACCATAAAAACCTTTCTCTGCTGGACCCACTGCAATGATCAAAGGAAACGAATCCCAATATGGAAGCGTCTGTCTGTGCTTTGCGTCATAGAAAAACATGTACATCGAACCCGACACAGACTTTGCTTTTGACTGTATAGGATCTTCTCGCATCAACTCACGTCGATTGATGTTACGCATGTTCTGCACTTTGCGTCTAAACCACGCACGTGACTCTCTGGTACGTGGCTGAATGCCCGCACGAAACGCTTCTTGCTCTACTGTCTGAAATAAATTGCTCATGCGTCTATTTATACGCCTTTACTGAACAAAAAGTCCTCGTTGTGACGAAGCATTAACTTATAACCAAGTTTCGACATAAATTGACCGATCTCGATTGCATTGACTAATCCACCCGGTACGTCTTTCAAAATTTCGACCATCACTAAGGGACTATGCTTTGATAACGTTTCCTTTGCACCTTCAAGAACTTTTAATTCATGACCCTCTACGTCAATCTTTATAAAATCGACATCGGTAAGTTCTAATCTGTCCATAGGCACTACAGTAGACACGAGTTTTTCTTTTTTCTGAGCCAATGGAAGTTCTTCTAAAGAGCAGTGACCGGTGTATCTAGGATAAAACCACGATCTCTTCATGTCGATATCGTCACTTAGACCGTGATCGTGTATTGTTACGTTGTTTCGATTCTTCATGTTTTCACGTAAACAATCTCTAATCGGCGTGATTAATTCAAAAGCATGAACGTGCTGAAATAGTTCTGAAAATCCTTCGGTCATGAAGCCATATGACGCTCCCACGTCTACTGCTATTCTACACTCACTAAGCGTTTCTCTGAGTGTAGGACAGATCATAAAATCAAAAATGTTTTTATTATAATGCATATAATACTGAGTACCCATCTCAGCACGTTCAGCATAATTTAAAAACGAATTAGACTCTTCAGTTGCTAGAAGCGTCCAGTCACCTACTTTTTTTGTTTCGTACATTTTTTGTTCTCGTATAGGGTTTAAGCGGCTTCAATGCTTTGGGCATAATACCCATTGCCTGAAGAGTCTTTTCTGTCCAAATTTGAAATTCCCAACCTCGATCTTTGGCGTATTCATTCGCCGCTTCCCACTTATTCATGTTCTTGATATAAGTGTAGCCTTCGGTAATGTAACGTTTGGTTCGACGATTGCCGACAGGTGGATTTGTTTCTTTTTCGGGCTTTATCTCCACAATAATCGTTCGCCCTGA